ACTGAAATCATTCTAAAAGTCATATAACTACTTTGCGTAGTTCCCCCGTAAGTCTTTTCCAAACGGACCATACCCTCATACGGATTGGTTGCATGGTAATCTTTCAACTTTTGAATCGCTACCGTTTGGCCGCGCCGGGTAACTTGCGTACTGGTATCCAAGCGCCCGCCCCATTTGGTTCCTCCCTTATAAGGATCTGAAGTAGATGGCATCAACTTTTTAGCTGCCCGGTAAACATCTCTACCCAATTGCCCGGATGCCTTAGCCCCCAGCATAGATGAATATGCCGCGCCCATCGGAGTACCATGCGCTCCCTGACCTGGAGTTCTATGCCGAAATGGAATTGCCCGGTAAAATCCACCTTCCGCCCGGGTATGTTTACCCGTAGCATTGGGGCCTAATAGGGTATCGTGCATATCGGTTTCTTTCATACCCTGTTCAAGTAAATTTGGTAGTACCCCGGTTAAGGAAATAACCGCCGTATCCTCATCAGGCCAATTAGCCGCTTGGATACCGTTGATATATTCCGATTTAGTGGTATTGAAAGTTCGACCCGCCAATTGAATCCAATATGCCCGGGCACCCTCAACTATATCCCGGAGTACCGCTTTAACCGCTTTCTCATTGAAAGCAGCTAAAAAAGCTGAAGGCATAATATCTTGAAGGTTCACAATCTCGATCAAAGGAGCCACTCATAACGCAGTAAGGCTTGCGTGGGTAGGTCAATCGGGTCACCCATAGGAGTAGACGGCTTCTCTACTTTGAATTTGCTGTACGTCAACCTAACGGTATGGGGATGCTCAATAACCCTATATGTAGGATGACAAAGATAATGACAAGTGAGCGGAGTACCCGCTACCGGACCTTTACCCGTTACCCACTGGATATCGCCCGCTACTACAGTGTAATCGGTTCCCAACGCATAAACTTGCGTTTTACTCCGCAACAGATTTACCGATACCACCGGATACCGAGTAACCAATAATGCCGCGGGATCACCAGCTAGAATGAGCTGAGCATAAACCAGCGTAGCATCTAAACCAATAATTCGGTCATAGTAACCAAGTTTGTTTTCAGCTCTTACCGTGCATTGACTAGTACCCTCTAAGCGCGGACCCACGGTTTCCCAGGGACGTTTTGAGTTACCCAATCCGGTCATAACCGCATGAATCACCGCGCCCCCGGTGGATATCTTAGTCTGAAGGGTATCCAAGGCGCCTATAATTTTAGGGTTACTTACCGCGCCAACAGGCTTAAAGAATATCCAACCATTACCCCCGCAAAGCGTACAGTTGGGATCAGCCTGGTCCGTCTGAGTAGAAACACTGCGACAAGGACATTGGGTAGTTTGAAACCACGCTACCCGATAGCCCTTAGATTCGATAACCTGAATCCAGCGGTTGTTTTTGAAGTCAACCCGGTTCTTATCCTTAATTCCGGCGGGGAAACCGATTACACCTGGATTTTTAGATAGTGTCGGCATTATACCACCGTCAACTTAGCACCCTTCCAATAACGGATTAGGGTAGGAACTTGTTCTTTTATGTCCTTCCAATACTGTACGATTCGTGAGCCGTAGCCCCCATAAGTGGCCGAAAGGGTACTTGAAATCGATTGGCTTAACCCGTCGATTCCAATTGATGTACCCGCAATACCGGCACCAACAATCATATCGCCGGCAATATTCAGCGGACCCATGGCCGCTAACATCCCTACCAGATGTTTGATGTTAGCTGGGAAGGTATCTAATTCAGGATCCGGTCTGGATACCGCTAATGGATTACTTGGCCGGCCAAAACCCGCTTCATAAGTTATTCGGAAAGCATCAGGTATGAATTTATTCATACCGTAAATTAGCGGTAACCACGCCCCGGAAGCCCCCAATAAAATAGTACCCGCAGTACCGGTACCAGGCACCATTTGCACCTGGCCATCATACCGTTGTACGTGTATCCAATCCCGTTCAAATACTTTAACCACCTGCTCCCCCGGAAGTACCAATTTCACTTCTTCAACTCCGATTACCGGGGAATTTACCAGCTTGAGCCATATATATTTGTTGTAATCTTCCTTGATATAATCGTGGCATTCCTCTACATACCGTTTCGGTATTATTGGCATCTGAAGCTTTTGTTCCAGGAAGTTAACCGCTTGCTTGATATAATGCGTATAAAGATATTGCGGGTACGGTAAATTGGCATCATTGGTTAAGTCGATACCAAACAGGTAAAAATCCTTCAATTCCTCGACACTCAGAACCGTTAATGCTGGTTCCGGGGCTCCCCGTTCTGGAGTAGAAAAGGCATCAAAAGTCCCGCTAATCGAATTGTAATATCGGAACTTGTACCAAAAAGTTTTATCGCCGACCGAATCCGTGTATCGGTATTCGGTTTTATTCGCTACCAATTGTACTCGGGTTTCCTCATCGGTTATTTCATCATAAACTCCAGTTGGTCCCGAAGTACTTCGATAGATTTGGATTTGGTCATACGTCAACATCACCGTATTTATATCCGTAATAGCAATATCAATAATAATTGGTTCCGCCACCATAGTTACCCCTTTATGCCCAGGTAGTAAAATCCTGACTAGCTAAATCCGGTACCGTTTTGGTTATATCTACTCCGGTATCCTCGATAACGAAATTGACCTGTACTAAACGTTCCAAAAATAATTCAAAATATCCGGCACCATCGGTTACCGTAGTAACCGCCTGGTTATATTGCAACGCCCCCTGATTCACTTGCGGAGTCACCGCCTGGGCACTAACCAAAGTATTCGACCGCACCCGTCCCGCGGCATCCCGTACCGTGCCAAAAATGCGGCAAAGATTAAGCGTAGTCACTTATTAACTCCAGGTAGTTACATCCTGACTAGCAGCATCGGGGACCGTAAGCGTAGCATCAATTCCCGTATTCTCAATTACAAAATTTACTATCACCCCACGTTCCAGGTCAATTCGGAAATACCCATTACCATCGGTAAGCGTTTCCGCTATTTTGTCATGCTGCTGACTATCCTGAACTACTTGCGGAGTTACCGCGTAAGCCGTTACCAATACGTTAGAAGCTTCATGCCCAGAAGCATCCCGTACCCAACCGTAAATAGCACAAAGATTCGGTGCCGCCGGTGGAATAATCACAATAATGGAACTACCTAAGTAACTCACATTGGCGTCGGCTATGATTACCAAGGTTTCCGGAACTGTAAATGAATATCCCGTTTTGAATAACCGGATTGAATAGGTACCAGCATCCAAAGCAATCGTTACTTGGCCTAAAACATTAGTTACCATGCGGCCAATAAAGTAAGTATCGGTAGCATCGTAAATATCAACATTCACCCCTTGCAACGGTACAAAGCCAACGGAATCCTCAACCGTAATTTTGATTTTATATGCCCCCTGGAGTAAAGCCGCTATCTTAGATAACGCCAATCCGGTAGACCCCGGATTAAGATGACTAGCTAACGTAGCATCCCATACCGGATCGGCATCCTGAATAAAATGCTCTTCAACCGCGAACCCAATAGGATCAACGGTTGACCGATAATAAACCAGATAAATCCATTCCTCGCCAATAAGGGATTGCTCAAAAAGATAGGTATACAACCCGGGGGAACTAACGGCGTCTACTTCCGATAATACTAACCAATATGGCAACGCCTGAAAAGTAGCTCCATTCCAATACCAGCCATCCAGCGGAGATCCATTTACTACGCGCATACGTCGAATAGACACTTCCGGAGATAACCCCGTAGCACCTGCACCATCGGATAACACTAATTGTAGTTGTAAGGGAATATCGGATGCTGGAGCCCAACGATTATATGAATCGGACATTGCTTACCCCGCTCAAATGCTAATCTCGAAAAGAGTCTAGCACCTGAACAGGAAAGCGTAAAGTTACAAAGATTTGTTTTGTCGTTCCCGGCATAAAATACAAGACGCTAATTCTTTTCCTCCATCTAGCATCCTTTTTATTTCAATTGATACTTCCGGCGGGAATCCCAATACAAGCGGCTCCTCACCGCAATCGTACTTTACAGCATCCCGCATTACCATAGTCGCCGCTTCTATAGCAGTTTTGCCGGGAGCCGAATACACGCCCCCGAATTTACCAACTACTTGAACGCAATATGCGCCATTCTGCGGAGTTACTGTTATTGTAGGCTGCATGGTGTACCTCCTAATTAATAAAGATTACTGGTAACAAACTATTCAACCTGAATTAATTTATGCCTCTTAATAAATGCAAGCGCTCCCTTCTTTGTTTTGAAACTATCTAACCAGAATGCATCATATGGATCATTACTTACTATTGATACGCTCCATTGCCATATTCCGGTATCGTTATTATGGTATATACTTACTTTTGGATTCGTAACCAATAATAACGCAGCTTGTTCCTCGGCAG